GCAAAGTTCATGCTCATACAGCCTCCTGATTACGATGTTTAGTGTGACGCTGGAACTGCCGTTTGTTTTCTACGGTGCGACTACGAAACGGACTATCGCGTTCAAACAGCACACGATGTGCTCGAGTTTTTTGATACGGTATTTTTGCTATCTTTTTCATGATCACATATTTACTGCATGGCGATTGATAACAAAGCGATGCAAAGCTTCGCACTCGCGAACAAAGTCGCCGCCCACATCCATGCTCACATAGTTTGAGCCTTGCATGCCAGCTTCGCTGTAGTCAATGTCTTGTAAAGCCGCTTCACTGAAGCCTAGGGTAGCCATGCAATTTCTAAAAGACTCGATCCAGGTTGGATCTGTGTAGATTAGGCCGTCGGTATTGGTGTTCCACTCTCGAGCATCAAAGTAGGCACGAAGTTCGCCAAAGTCCAATTCGTCATCTAGGTATGCTAGACGCACACGATCAATTTTTACACAACCACTCACTGTGCTCCAATAGCCGCGACCGTTAGTGTGTGTCACAAAATTTACAGTTTGGTCAAACATCGGCAGTCTCCAGTTCGAGAATTTGAGTTATAATCTTACGACGCTGTTCGTCGATTCTGGCATTAGTTGCTTCGTCAAAGCAACCAGCCTGCTCGTCGAGGTAAATCAGTTCTTCGTACAGGCCATCAATAACAGTCTTGTCCATAATTATTTCCGATCCATAATGTAAGTGAATAGAACCCACTTGGCACGGTTCAGCTGTTGGCGTGCATCTTCGGCACGATTAAAATCAACTTCGCCGTATTCGGTATTGACCATCTCTTGTGCATCCGACATCATCGACGCAACAATCATGGCCGGACCAGTCATCTTAAAAGTGATGCTGGACTCTACTGCTTCACGCATCTGGGCTTCGGTGCAACCGTACATGCCGACTTCACGGATTTCTTTGGTAGTAAGACCTTCGAATGCTGTTCTCATTTGGTACGCTCCTTAATTAAAGATTGCTTTATAGACATTTTCACGTACAACGGTATCGTTGGCTTCGTGAAGACCGCGCACCGTAGAAATATCTTCTAAAAATTCCGCAACTTGATTCGCGGTCCAACCAATCTGCTTTGCAGCGATTACAAGACCGTCGATTACTTGATTACCGTAATCACTAAACATACCATAGTTTTGAACTTTAGACATTTTTGGCTCCTTGTTAATTACTATACCAATATTATAACAAAATGGTGAATTATGGTCTACCAAAAAAGTGTTGTTATTTTAGCAATGATCGTTGTCATCGTTGTGGGCAAAGTAAGCCCATGCAATTATTGCTAAAATTATAACAAACCAAATCATAACAATTTAACAACTAACCCTACGGTATAAATTGCAAGAAGTGTTGCATTTATAACAATAAGACTCCACTCACGCCATTTTACAGCCACAATCAGCCATAAAAAAGCCCCCGCATTTAGTAGAGCCGGTCCTAGTGGGTAAATGTTAATGCTGGTGCAAATGGCGCCTGCAATTGTTACTGCCGTTGCAAGCCACTTGAGATAAAATGTCATGTCCTTTTTCATGCTCTTAGTATAGCAAAAAGGACCATTATGGTCAAATGTTAATGAATTGTTAAATCTTCGTTGAATTGCTGTAAATCAATCACACCAATTATCTTCATTATTTTTTGAATGTTTTTGGGAGGTTTGTCTGGTAACACTTCTGGAACAAATACAAATTTTAAATTGCCCTCTGCGTCGAAAACGAATCCATAATCTTCGTCGCCAATTTCATCTGAATAATCATGGATTGCGTCTTCTACTTCGACCTCTAGGCGTTTGCTCATCGCTGCCTCCTATTTCTAGTATTTATTATGTTACTTGAATAGGATAAGAGCCATGAGCGAAGCCTGAATTACAAAGCCGAATCCGATGGTCACTATGTTGAGCATGTCGCGTAGTAGCACGGCACGACCAAACAACAATACCAGTCCCAGCCACAGGAACATGACCACATCCACACTGGGTGTAGAATCAGTGAGTCCTGTGAGCAGGGCCAGCAGTGTGGGCACGGTAGCGGCGTGTAGTGCTATGGCCGCCAACCATCCCATGGTCTCTGCAGAGATTTTACTAAAATGGGTAGAGAAGAACTCTACCACATTTAGTTTGATGCGCTCGAAATCAATTTTGCTTGAATTTTCCATTTTAGATAAAGGTTTTAGTCTGGGGGTTGAACTTAATATTGGCATTAATACTGTTCCGCTTAACTACCATAAAATATATGGCGCCCTATTTTTGTGATGGGTTTTTTATTCCATCCGGGCTTGACATAGTCAGCGTGATAGTACATTGCATTTTTGAGACTGGGTAATCGGAATCCTTCCAGCAATACCTTTTTAGCAACTTCTGCACTTTCGTTGTACAAAGGTTGATAGACAGGTTTAACACGATGGGTTCCTTCACAATACCAAGAGAACTGGCAAACTACTCGTGAGTAAATCACGTTCTTCTGATAAACTACAGCACAGATATCATTGGGAAACCGTCCGCTGGCTGCGCGATTGAGTGTTACTTGAGCTACAGCGACTTTACCTTCAAATGGCTCGCTGGCAGCTTCCCAATAAATGTTCTGCGTGAGGCATCTCAGTTGGCGGGCACGTTCCTCCCCACTAACAGGACGCATTGCAGACAGTTCTGCTTTCTCGGCCTCCAAGGCTTCGAATTTGTTTTTGGTTACCTCTACCAAGGCGTATGTGGCCAACCACATACCAAAAACGATTGATACAAATTTTGCTAGGTTCGGCAAATATTGTCTCATCTATTTTTCCCTCCTTATTAAGGTTGTAGTTTTATATAACTTGATAATTTTTGAGAAAACAACTGCTTTAACCCCATAATAATGGTACATTATAGCACTTTTTCTGATTTTTTACAAGTAAAGTGGGCAGTTAATCACCAACAAACACATCTGGAGAACCGCCTGCTGTGACCGGGGCACAATGCGCACCTCCAAATGTAGGACACAAACTGTCAGGGCTGGCGTTGTCTGGAGTGTGATTAATCACAAGTTTTCCTTCCACCCATACATTGTCACAAGCAGCTTGTAATGCACCACCACCATGACTGTTAGGATCTTCATTGACTGAAACCAATAGTCCATTGGCCCAAACAGTGGATTGACCTTGAACTATAGTGGTTGCCCCGCAGCTACGCGAATCTGTATTACGGTGTATAGCAGGCATTAGGTTATAATACTCCCTCTGGTCACAGGTTCGATACCTGTAGTTGTTTTGATGTAGTGTTTTTGCATTTGATCAATACTGAGTGCATGCATGACCACATGATCTTTACTCAACGTAATATTTATATCACTATCCGCTGTGAACAAACTTTGAATTAGACCCATCCCTTGCGGACCAGGCATGACTGTACATGGCTTAGCGATTTCAAATCCGTTGGGACCGGAATCAATGATTCTTGCTACAATTTCATCTCCGGTAGTCAATTTGAAACTGACAATGTCGCCTTCTTGATAACCTCGTGATACTAACATCTTAACCTTTCAATAATTGAAAAAACTCTGCTGGTTTAGAATTCAAGCCATTAAATCCGCCTGGAATCAATTCGTAACCGTGGAATATTTGTGGAACACTTCTCAAGCCTTTATCTAACAGCATCTGCCTTGATTCTGCATCGTTCTCGATATTAACTTCTGTGTATGGAACACCTCGGCTTTCCAACAACGCTTTTGCCCTATCACAAAATGGACAGTGATTTTTTGAATAAACAGTTACCATTACAAACTAAATCCCTTAAATGTATTATTATCTACGTCTTGTTTTGTGCCACCAATTACATAACTTGAAATTTCTGTTTCTTGTGGTGCCACCTGTACTTCGGCACCGGCAATCCATTTTTGTGTCCATGGCAGCGGATTTGATCCTGGTTTCATACCGCAGTCTAATCCTACCGCAGTCATGCGCTTGCAAGTTAGCCAATCTACATAATGGCATAACAATTGTTCGTTAAGACCAATCATTGATCCATCCTTGAACAAATAGTGTGCCCAAGCTTTTTCTTGTGCGGCTGCTGCCAAAAACATTTCTGTACATTCGCTGCGAGTTTCTTCTCGTATGGAAGCATAATCAGGATCATCCTGGGGTAGCAATTTGAGAAGGGTTTGCGTGGACCCTAAATGAACATTTTCATCTCGCGCAATAAGTTTAATGATTTTGGCATTGCCTTCCATCTTTTTCAATTCAGCAAAGGCCCATGAACAAGCAAATGATACATAGAATCTAATACCTTCTAGTGCATTGACACTGCTAAGACACAACCACAATTTCTTTTTCAATTCACGACGATCAACTGTGACAGTTTTTCCATTCACTGAATGACTGCCTACGCCTAACAAATTGTAATACTGTACAGAATCAATAAGATCATCGTAATACTTACTAATGTCCTTGGCACAATCTACAATTTCTTTTATATCCGTGAGCTCATCAAATACAACGCTAGGGTCACTATAAACATTACGGATAATGTGAGTATAGCTACGGCTATGTATCGTTTCATTAAAGCTCCAGGTTTGAATCCAAGTTTCGAGCTCAGGAATAGTAGCGATGGGAAGAAAAGCAAGATTGGGACTACGACCTTGAACACTATCCAAAAGGATCTGTCGCTTAAGATTGCTTGTAAAAATATGTTGTTCATGTTCGGTCAGTTCTTTGAAGTCTTTGCTATCTCGAAGTACATCTACTTCTTCTGGGCGCCAGAAGAATCCCAACTGCTTGTCTGTTAGTTTTTCAAATTGTCTATACTTCAATACATCATATCTTTGTATAGGTGAAGATCCGTTAGGATCAAGAAATGCAAGAGCGGAAGTATGATGATTTTTATTATTAATATTAAACACGCTCATATTTTATTTTTCCTGCACATAAGTTTTTGCAAATATATCTTGTTTTACCACACCGTAGTCTCCTGGACCATGTCTAACAATGTAATCATTGCCTGCTGTATAGTTTAACATTTCTCCCCAGCTGGTTGCAACAGAACCATCATGATCAGCCAATTTGGCCAATTTGACGATTTTCTTAGGATAACAAACGCCATTGCCGGCATCGTCTTTTAGCTCACGAAACTTTTCGGGAGGCATAGGATACTGTTCTCCTTTGGGTCCGGTTAGGATGTAATATCCCTTTTGATAATTTACTGGTCCTTCAAGCGTTTGTATTACACCATCTTGTTGGGCAATCTCATACCGTTCGGGATTGGGTTGTTTGTAGGTTTCAAAAGCACCTTGAGAGAACCATTCGTCATTTATACCAGCCTCTTCAAATAAATTGATATATTTTCTTAGTGTCATTAAAACTGATCCTTTTCTGTACTGTGTGCCATTGCTGCTGTTGATTTTGATCCAACAGCTTCACTGATTAGATCAAAATAACCAACACCTACTTCGCGTTGATGTTTTACAGTTGTAAATCCTCTGGCCTGTGCTGCGAACTCACGCTCTTGCATTTCACTGTAGCCAGCCATACCACGCTCCCTGTATGCTTCTGCCAATTCAAATGTAGCGAGATTGTTGCAGTGGAAACCAGCAAGAGTAATGAATTGAAATTTATATCCTAGTTTACCCAATTCCTGCTGGAAAGTCAAACATTCAGCTTCCGATAAGAATTTTCTCCAATTAAAACTAGGGCTGCAATTGTATGCCAACATCTGGTCCGGATACACTGCATGGATTGCCTCGGCGAATCTAGTCGCCTGCTGAATATCAGGAGTTGATGTTTCAAACCACAGTAGGTCAGCATAAGGAGCATAAGCCAA